AGACACAGATGAATATTTTTGGAAGGCAAAAGATGAATGATAGAGTTTCTTCTGGTCTTCATGCTCAACGAAAGAGTGATAGATCAGACACAAAGATTTAAAAATATTAACAGTTGTTTGTATTTTGCAAGACGTTTGAACAGCCAACCAAATGTTCCACTACCAGATGGTGAAATCGGTAAAATCACTGCATATTGTAAGCCTGTCCGAAAAAACTAGGCTCTCAGATCGACACACAGAGCCGAAACGATATGTCCGTGTGTGATTATATCCTAAAAATACCTTTGTTTTTGTATGTTTTTGTATTGTCCACTATCCAACTTCTCCCCAATTTGACCCCATTTCAGCATCCACATCAAAGGGAATTTTAAGTTCTGGTACACAATTAGACATAATCTCTTTGACTTGTTCTATTTGTTTGTCATTTTCAATATTAAAACACAATTCATCATGCACTGTTAGCATTGGTGTAAGACCAGCATCGTAACAATCAACCATAGCTTTCTTAGTTTGATCTGCACTTGACCCTTGGATAAGTCTGTTTAGTGCCTTGTATGTAAAAGCTCTTCTGATTCTACCTTTACCACCATACTCATCGATAGCTTCTTTCATAGGCAATGCTCTGTTGTATTGATAAGATATAGGCTCGTACATATTAAATCTACATTTACGGCCCAACCAAGTTCTAATTACTCCACTCTGTGATGCTTTCTTTGTTGTCTTCTCTGATATTGATTTTAGAAACGGAACTTTATCATTATATTTATTTAAAAGAGCAGTTGCTTCATCTACAGTTAGATCAAGAATGTTTGCTAATTTACCTTTACCCATTCCATACATCAATCCAAGATTCACAGTCTTCGCTTGTTTTCTAGGTATGCCTGCTATGTCTGCCACAATCTGATGAAAGTCAGCTTCTCCTTTTTTATACAAAGCTACAACGTCATCTATCTGTGGGTGTCTGTCAAAGCCTGTCAATGTAGCACAGTAATGCACTAACCATCTTGGTTCTTGTGAAGCATAGTCAAAAGATCCCCACTTTGATCCTTCTTCTGGAATAAATAATCCTCTAATAAGTTTTTTTATATATGGATCTCTTGCAGGTATTTGTTGCAAGTTAGGATTACTTGAGCTAAATCTACCAGTAACGGTTCCCCCGCCGTCAGAACGTAGAGGATGAAAGTCACAATGTATTCTGCCCTTATGCGAGTGTTCAAGAATTGTATCGATAAAAGTCGTATTGGCTTTATTAACTTCCCTTATCTTTATAATCTTCTTCGCAATGGGATGAGAATGATTGGCAAGAAACTGTTTTGTAAAGGCGGGGGCCCCGGACTTTTCTGTGCGAGAATACGCAAGTCCCATAGCATCAAAGACTTTTGCTACAGATGTGGCGACCCAAGGTTCTATCGTAACTCCAGTTTCTTTGACTATCTCATCTACAAGTGATTTTTCTAAAGTAGTTAATTCTTTCTTAACCTGCTCAGCTTTATTTAAATCTACTCGTACACCTGCTGTTTTCATATCCAAAAGCAAAGGTGTAAGTCTAGTTTCTAATTCAAAAATACCACTACATTCTTCTTTGGTTATATCTTTTCTCAACACATCCCAAAGTTTCAGAGTTATGGCAGCATCATGTTCTGCATAAGCACCAACATAACGAGGTGGTAGTTTCCACATGCCAGACTTTGGATCTACACCAAACTCTTCGGCGGCACTCTTGAGCATCTTCTCATCTTTGTATGTACCAAGATGATCTCCAGCCAACGAATTTAAATTATAATATCTTCTGTTCTCATTTAACAAAGGTGCTGCAACCATGGTATCTCTGATCTTGCCTTTGACTTCTACACCCTCTGCTCTAAGCCAACCAAGATCATACAGTGCATTGTGGAACACGAATGTTTTAGTTGTATCTTTACATAATTCTGTCAGCCACTGCATAACAACCCTTCTTGGCATGTTACCCACAGTGTGTGCTATTGGAAAATACCAAGAACTATCTCCCGCAGCGACTGCTATACCTATGATATGTCCATCTTTTCTGCACCAACCAGGCCCTAACTTTATCAAGTTTTCATCTTTAGTTTCTAAGTCGATAGCTATCGTATCGTATTGAGACAGATCTGGTATAGTTTGAGGTGGTGTCCAATCAGAGTCCACATTACCCCATGCCACATCTTTTATATCTTGTTCCAATAAATGGTATTGGTCACTTGTCATTTATAATTTCTCCACCTAATGCAGCGTAGCCAATAATATCAACCCAACTGTCATCGTGTTCTATCGTTTCTGCTAGTCTAGCTAGTTTTACACCAACCATACAAGCCACAACTTCTTGTGCCGTAACTTCTCTTGCCAATATGACAGACCATATCTTGGCTATTCTTTCATGATTAAATTTAGCAGGCCCATACTCTTTGGCTCTCGGACCATTGATTAGTTTCTCTGCCTCATCTAAGAAATATTTTCTGTCTTTTTTATTTTTTTCAAAACCTTTTACTGGTTTACCAAAAGGGGTTTTGTCTGTAGTTTCAAGCACTTCACACATATCATGAACATAACTATCCCAAAATGGTCTAGGGTCTTTTTCGTCAGTTGCTTGTTGTAAATACCATTCTTTCTTCATCTTAAATCTCCAAATTGATGTTGTCCTGATCCTACTACTATGTGTAGTTCTTTCTTTGCTCTTGTTACACCTACATACCAAACTCTCTTTTCGGCATCTTGATCCTCACTTTCAATACATGCCTTCGTTGAGTCTAGCAACAATGCTACATTATCAGCTTCTCCACCTTTTGCTCTGTGAATAGTAGATACACGAATTCTAGGATCTGCCGAAAGGATCTTCTCTCCTCTCTTTCTTACAGATATTATGTATGCAGCGACTTGTTCTGATATCTTTAAGACATTTTGCCATGTTACAAAGTTATTTGCCTCAAAACCACATATTCTTTTAAGGTCTATCAAGTTCCATTCCTCATCGTCTGATAGAGAATACATGATTTTTCTACCCGATTTTTGTATATATTTAGGATCTATAAGTTTTGAAAAAGGTTTCAATAAATCGGCAGGCACTGTTGCTCCTCTCTGTAACTTTAGCCAAACTTCTATTGCCACTAGTACATTAACGGATACAGACCATCCTTCTCCTTCTCTCCAAAACACATAGCCTTCTTCTCTTAACTTATTGCAAACTTTATTAGCTATGTAGTTAGTCCTAGTTAAAATTAACCACTCGCCTTCTGTCATATCAACATCAAGAATGTCATTATGCCATGTAACAAATCCTTTTTCTTTTGTTGGATTCCACGATTTGTTTTCTCGTTTCGTGATTTGATCGGTCAATCCTTTAGCAAAAGCAAAGGGATGTTCTGGAACACGATATGATTTACTCAGTATATATTTAGTTTCACTAGCATTAAGAAAGTTATCTACGTCAACACCCATCCACGAATATATTGCTTGGTCATCATCCCCTGCATAATAAACTTTTTGAGAATTAGGAACTAATACGTCTTTAACCATCTTCCATTGCAGTGGAGCTAAGTCTTGAGCCTCGTCTATGATAAGCAGATCAAACTCGGGAGATGTCCCTTTCCATATAAACTTTTCTATCATGTCAATGAAGTCATACTTACCTTGTCTTTTTTTATAATCTTTGAAAGCCTTGTCTAACACACTTAACTGTTGCCAATTTAAACTGTGATCCCAGCCTTTGTGAAACTCTTCTTGTAGATCTACTTGTTTTACTCTCGCATATTGGATCAATGACATGTACTTATCGCCACCAGCACCAACATTGAAGAGTGGACCTTCTTCTATGTTTACTGTCTGTGTGGTTCTGAAATCTAGACCTACAAGTTTACCTAACTCATTATAATCACGACCCGACATTACTTCTGATGTACTTAAGCCAAGCCAACTAAAAGCAAGAGAGTGCAAAGTTCTGAAGTAAATTAAATCTTTTGAATCTAAACCTTCTATGTTTTTTAGTGCTCTGGTTTTTGCTTCTGTTGCAGCTTTTCTACTAAAAGACATAAAACCTATTTTTTTGGGATCAACGTAATGAGCCAGACTACCTTCAACCAATTTGATTAAAGTTGTGGTTTTACCCGTTCCAGGAGGTCCAAAGATAGTAACCTCTTTACCATCTTTTAAATATTCCTTTGGATTTTTAAATTTTTCAAAATCAATCGACATCGCCACATACTCCTTTTGCATCTATCTTTATCGCTTCTGGGTACAACCTCCACAGTTCTTCTATCAAGTAGTCCTCTATGAGTTTCTTATCTTCAGTGCATTGTTTAAAACTTTTAAATTCAACCTTTGGATTATAAAAACTACACAATGCCTCTCCACCTTTATACCTAGGTGCTTCAACAAAAATTACACAAAAAGCTATTAAGACTTCCATTAGAACGGAACCTCCTCTTCCTCGATTGTAATTGGTTTGATTTCTACCTCTGCTCCAAACTCTGGTATCCACCAGACTCTGACAGTTTTCCATTTACCTTGTGATGTCTGAAACTTTTTAACAACAGAACTGTCTCCGTTGTTTACTTCTTTCAATCTCTCTTGGACTTGTGCTCTTGTATAATTATCAAACTTTCTGTTTCTCAAGAACTCCATCAGTGAGTCTAATCTAAAGTATGTTCTAGATTCCTCTATATCTGTGTATGGTTTACCAATCACAACCTCTTCAAAACTTTGTGCTTGTACTCGACCTGTGCAAAACAGTTCAAGGTATGATAAGAACTGTCCCTTGTATGTTAGTTCTTGTGGCACTGCTATCTCATTACAATTCTCAAGCAACATGTTGACTTGCACTTCCCAATCGCCATCTTTCATCTTTGGTGGCATGAAGTTCAACTGCTCCATACATGCTCTCTGAAATAATCTTGGTGCTTGTAGTTCCTCTGTAGTTAGCTCTAGTCTTCTGCCATCTATGTCCAAGAACCACAGACGAGGCTCTGATAATATAACTGATAAGCCACTGATTGCAGGCATAGATGTTGTGCCAATACCATGCTTCAAACCACGACATACACTTTGATTACAATGTGATGACATGGGTTCTTCTTTACATAGATACTGATATTCTTTCTTCTCCAACGTAGATTGTATTGTAACAATTTCAGATGCAGGCAATGGTGGAGTAAAATGTTTTACATTCAACTGTTCTAATTGTGTCTTCCAATCGTTAGGTTCAGACTTCTGTAAAAAGACACCGAGTTGAAAAGCCGCTTTGTTTCTGCCACCCTCAAAGATTCCCATGCTAAGTAAAGATTTAAGGCATGGAACATAACCTGGAAACAAGTTTGGTTTACCACCAACAGAGATCTCCATAAATTTTTTGGGATCACATTTTATCTTGTGCACTCTATCTATGAACTGTTGGAGAGTAGCCTCTACATAATCAGACTTCTCTTTCCAATATGCAAACCTCAAAGTTTTTTCTGCATCAAAATATGGTAGGTTTATAAAATTACCAACATCCCCTCTTTCTACCAATACTTGCTCTTGCTTTGGGAATATCTCACAACGACCATGACCAAGTGCCGCGGCTATTTCGGCAGCTTTGTCTCTAAAGTCAGCAGCTTCCATCCACTTGTCAAAGAAAAAGAATATGTGTGCACCCCCACTTTTACTACGGCACACGATACACGGGACTTTTAATTTATCTAACTTATCCACCAACTGCTTGTGATCTAGTGGGTATTCATCAATATCAAGAGCACCGAACTTACATTGGTTCTGTTCATTAATTGGTATTGCACCGACACCTTTTCTTCCGTCTATGTGCCCTTGCATTAATTCTAATGTTAGTGGTTGTCTTACGATAAATGATTTGGCTTTCTGTTTGCCATTCATTCTTTGATTTGAAACTTCCGTCTGTCCGTGTGCTCCACTAAAACCTTCGAAAGCATGTAATAATTCTTCTGTTAAATTCACTCTACACTCCCAAAATAAAAAACCGTGTAGATGAGTGTGGTATCTACACGGCTAGTTTAATTAGAACGGTACTTCGTCTTTCTCTGCTATCTCATCAGCAGAAGCGGCAGCCATTTTGACTTCCCCTTTAGCCACACCTTGATACATATTACGAGCTTCAAGCATCATCTTCTCTATCTCGGGTGTAACATCATTGATACGATCTAACTTGTAGTTAAACCACTTGCCTTGATCGTTGGCTTCTAACACAGTGGTTAATTGCCAAGCCGTTCCATAAATAGGCATAAGAGCACCACTTGGTAATCTCGCACTATTCTTTAAAGTATTCCATCTACGAGACACTTTTAATTGTGTTTTTTTCATGTCTAGAACACTCGGTGCTATCGTTCCATCGGCAGACTTTGCAATCACTAAATGTTGATGAGTTCTGACCAACTCGTTGCCGTTAGGTAACATCTCAATTGTACCTTCACGACTTGTCATAGTTATGTCTTTATCATCTGCAGCTAGTTCTCTTACAAAACCACCACCACTTGATCTGAGTTGAAATTCTAAAAACTTCTTCTCAAAGAAAGCAGGAACAACAATCACACCCTCATCTTGTTTGTACACTTCTTGTGAAACAGTATTGAAGATGTCGCCTTGTTCTGCACCTTTAATATACAAAGGATCGTCCTTTTGTAATTGTGGAGATAATGCTTGGATAATCCTTATAAAAGGTATCTGCATATCTTCCGTAGTGATATTTTCAAGACCAACACCAGCGTCAGCTTCTAACATTTTATCTAACTCTGATGCTACCACATTAGTAGCCTTTCTTTGTGCAACTTGGTTCATTACTGACCTCCCTTTATCTTAGCACGGTTGCCCTGGTATATTCCAAATAGATCAAAGTCTATTTCTTTACCACTTTCAATTCTATTCTTTACCCAGGTTTTTAAAGTCATTGGATGTACATGCTGTTTCTTGACAGGCGCAAAGCCTTTGTTCTCAAGGTCTGCAACTACAGAACCAGCTTGATTATCTTGACCCATACTGAAACTTACAACAACTTCGTTCTTGATAAGATCGCCTTCTCCAACCTCTCTTAGATATTGGAAAGCCTCTTGTTTCCTAGTTTCGGGTATCCTAGCGGAAACAAACTTATCGATTGAAACTTTGTTGCCGTCAACTGTAAGACTTTCAACACCCATAGTTTCCATCAATGAGGGTATATCTTCCTCATCAACAGATCTCTTTTTCTGTTGTAGGTCTTTTAGTTGTGCTTCGGTATCTTTGATTTGTTGATTTAACTCAACAGATCTACGGATTAAAGACGATAGACTTTTAGTATCGCCTTCTCTGACTTGCTTAAATGCTTGAGGGTCAGCTGCCTCTTGCTCGAATAGTGAATACACATCACTCATCGTTCTCTCCTTCTACGTTAAAGTTTATGCCCTTCGGCGGTTATAGTTGAAGGTATAGTTTAATTAATTATACCTTCTCGTCAACGAGTTTTTTCTTAATGCCTGCGGCACTAGACTCGTATTCTTTTTCAGTCAAATAAGTTATTGTACCACCTACAGATCTGTAGTTTTCCTTGGCTAACTCATTGAGTTTCTTCCAAGTTTCGATCCCAACTGCTATTGACTTATATTTATCTGTATCCATTGTTCACTCCAAAGTAAGTGTGGGTAGGGAAACACCAACAACGAAAGGAAAAAAGGAGAACCACCCTACCCATACTTGAGATATTGTTGCTAATAACAACATCCGTGACAATTATAGTTCTACCAAATCTATATAAATACGTCAACATAAAATCCTATTTTTTCTCATAAATTTTATATTCTTTTTTTAATTTAGCCATCTTCAAAATTTGATACATCATGTCTTGACTATAATTTAAAACAGATCTCCACTCGTTTTTATCAGATGGATTTAAAAAATCATTTTTAGTTAATGTCAAAGATTTAACACTGGTAAAAGACTCCACTGGAAAAAACAGCACGGCTTTCTGTAAGTTTTCTATATCCAAAGCCACCAGTGCTATGATGTCGCAGTCCTCTCTTGTATAGTACCTTTTGTCTGATCCTTTGGATATGTTGAAAGAATACCTAGTTAACTCGTCTCTTTGTAAGACTGTCTTAACTTCCACTCGTTGTGCTACTTTTAATCCTGCACCACCAACCACGGCTATATCAACACCATCTTGTTTCACTGTTGATGCCGCATAACCAAGCATCGATAACTTAAATACTGTTAAGTTCTCACCTGCATTGCCTACAATCTTCTCGCCTCTTAACTTACTCATACTTTCTTCTCCTATATATTGCATTGTCTTCGTACTTTGCTCTTGGATCATCCTCAAACATAATCCCTTCATCTTCTTCTGTTCTAACTTTCTTTTTCATCTGCATGTCTTTGTAGATGTCTCTCAAATAAGAGTTGCCAGTGGATCTACAATCATTACAGTATCTCTTCATGTATCGTTTAATCTTTACCTTCGGTAGTTTTTCGCCACACTCTCTACAATAATCATTACCTAGATTTATACTTTTAACCATTCTAATACCTTCTCCCCTAATGTTATGTTTGCTAATTTATTTTTATTAACTAAAGTTTTAACTATATGCACATCAACTGTATTCGGACAAACTAAATCTACATACAACACGGGATTATGTTGTCCAACTCTGTGTGCCCTATCTTCTGATTGAACACGGGACTCCAAATTAAAATCGTTGGAATAGTAAATTACATTTGTCGCGGCATGAAGAGTTATTCCCATACCACCCGTTTGTGCATTACTGACAAAGAACCTCGTGGGATCTGCCGAGTTCTGAAACCTCGCAATCGCCTCGTCTCTTTGTGCCATAGTCGTATCGCCAAAATAAGATACTGTAGACTCTTGTCCATACGCACCTTTTAAACTACTGCAAATTTTCATGATGTCATGACGGAACCTAGACCATATAATAATTTTACCTTCCATCTCTTCTATTACTTCAAGTAATGTCGATAACCTATTGTTTGGTATATGTTTTACTTCTCCATCATCAGTAACAAGATAACCACAAAGCAACTGCTGGAGTCGCAAAAGCCGTGTCATAACTTCGGGTGCAGTAACCATGTTACCATCTTCAAGCAGCGCCACCGAACTTTTCTTCAGACTTTGATAATGTCTCTCTTGTTCCATTGTCATGTCAACTTGCCGTGTAACATATGTTTTGGGTGGTAGATCAAGTGCTTCTTCTTTAGTTACCCGATACGAATGTGGATCAATTTTTTTCTTCAACTCTTCTAGGTTCTTGTACCCCACGACTTGATTGAAAGAATGTGATCCCATCTTCATTGATTTGATAACTGCATATCGTCCTTGAAAAGACCAATAAGAATCAAACCCCAAAATTTTTTTACTCATAAATAAACACTGTGAGTATAAATCTAATGGAGATTTTGTTATCGGAGCACCCGTAAGTATTCTTTTATACTTCGCTCCTTCGGCAAATTTTATCAAAGCCTTGGTTCTCTTGGCTTTGATATTCTTAATTGTTGTTGATTCATCAACGGCTATTAGATAATTACTTCTCCAGGTAAATGTATCAAGAAACTTGAATATCTTTTTGGTAGCAAAAGCCTCTACATTGATTAGTAGTATTCGTAACTTCTCTCTCGCATCATGGCCCACGGAGTTTTTTAATTCTGTGGTTTCTTTTTTATTAAGATTAGATTTCCAAGTATATACTTTATGAGATACATCATCTGTTAAATGTGTTGGTATCTCATTGTTCCTCCAATTAGTGTAGACACCTTTCGGTGCTACAATAATTGCAGTATCTATTTTGTTGTGCCAATACAACCAAGCCATGTTATCAATGAGGACTTTTGATTTGCCACACCCCATCTCCATGAAGTATGCAAAGTTTTCTTTGTTATAGCTTAGTTGTAAGGCTTTCAACTGATGATCGTAAGGATCAGTTTTTAAAAGAAAGTTAGTTTTATCTATTTCCATATACTTGCAACCTTATCTTTTTACCTGCCGAAGTATTATGATTATACAACCTTTCGATATTCAAAATGAAATCATTACGGCTGCCTTGATTTTTTAGTTTTGATGAATGACTCTCCAACCTTGATAAGAATACTTTCCAAACAAAGGTAGAGTCCTTCAATGCAGATATTATAGCACCAACAAAAGATCTTTTTTTATAGTATGGAAAATATTCTCCGATCTGTTGGATCTTATCTGCCGTATCTTTTGCCCACTCTAAGTCAGTAACTTTAAAGTTTCCGTCCTTAAAATCTGCTAGATCTTCTGAAGAGTGCCACCCTTTACCATTCAACATGGATATGGAATCCGAAATTGAAAACTCATACTTCTCATGAAACCACTTTAATACTTCATAGTCTTTATTACCAAGGGTTACATGACTATCAAGAAACTCTTGCATAGTCCATGCTCTCGCAGTAGAGTTCATCTTCCTTATATCCTGGATCACTAAACCTTCTTTTATCATGTAAGTTATTGGCATACCCAAAGACTTATAGGCTTCAAGTCTGTGTTGACCTTCGCATACTTCCATCTTCTCATTGACTATTATCGGTATCTGAAAATCTTTTTTAGCTATCTGATCCGATAACTTTTTTACATGAGCCTCAACAAGATCACGATTACCTTTTATATATTTAAATTTACTATAATCCGTAGTCGAGTGGATTTTATTCTTATCTTTCTTATCGTTATCATTATCTTTAGTCATTATCCTCCCCCCTATTAAATTCATGCCTCAGTTGCCAATAAGCATATTGTAATTTTCTTGCGTTTTCTGAAGTGATGTCAAACATTTCGCTATATTCAGAAACAAATTCTGAAAGAGCCACATAAGTTTGATCTAAGGCTTTTACTTGATCTGAAGTAAGAGACTTTATTGCTTGGCTTCTCAAAGCATTTTTCTTTTCTGCCTCTATCTCCCATTGTAGTTTTTTAGACACTTTCTTTCCTCCTATTTTTTAAATTTTCTTTAACCATCAAAGCAACTGTACTAGCAATAGTTCTGTTGTCTTCCTTGGCTATTCTCTTTATCTGATCGTATATCGAAACACGGACATTTAAAGATTTGTAGCTTACGTCTTCATTGTCTAGATCATAAACTGATTCGGCATCTTCGCTTACTTGATCTCTGGGTATGATGCCATCAATATAATCTCCGACTTCATTGTCGATATTGTCTTCCCAGAGCCTTTTTGTGCCTCCCATAATATCTCCTATTTTTAATTATTATTACTTATATATAAGTAATGTATGGGATAAAATAAGTCAAGTGGCATAATAACTTTTTTCATCTTTTATTTTCTTAGAACCACAACTCGGACATTTATGTACTTCTTGCACTTTGTTGTTTTTAAAAGTCAATGTTACTTTTTTCATAGCAACACGGCACCTGGTGCATTTTTTTTTATCTTCAAATTTCATTTACATATAGTTTCTGTCATATTTTTTTGTTTATAAAAATTTTTTAAAAATAGGTGTAACTAGTGTAACCTTGTAACCAATGGGTTCAAACCCTTGGTATGCTTACAGGTGTTGGTTACACTTTGGTTACAGATGTTACACTTTAAAGCCGACCGCGTCATTTTTTTTCCTTTTTTTATTGATAAAATATGGGAGAAACTCTACTATGGGATCATGCCATTGACTAATAGACAGAAAACTTTTGCTAAACTTATTGTAGAAGGAACAAATTCTAATTCTGAATGTGCTAGACAAGCAGGTTACTCTGAAGGTCAGGCCCGAAAGACTGCGAGTTTGCTCCTTAATGGTAGAGACTTTCCTCTTGTAGTTGAACACATCAAAGAACTCCGTGAAAATTACGAAAGGAAATATGGAGTGTCTCTGATGGGTCAGATGAAAAGGTTTGCAGATCTCTCGAGAGGTGCAGAAGAATCTGGTCAGTTTTCGGCAGCCGTGAATGCAGAAAAAATAAGGTCTGCACTCGGTGGTCTTGCTATTGATCGTAGGGAAACTAATGTAACACATAACCTAGACAAACTCTCTCGTGAAGAAATCATTGGTCGTCTTGCAGAAATAAGAAAGAATTATCCCTCTGCGTTTGAAGGCGAATATAAAGTGGTCGAAGAGAGTGGAAGGGCGAGGTCTCTCTCCGACCTGGGCAAATAGCAATTCCCGATATTGCTCCGTGCATTTCAAAGATAGATTAAAGATCACAATTAAGTCAACCCCATTTCTTTTTTAATTGCTAATCCAATCAACATTGCATTTTGTGGAACGATTGCATTTCCTAATGCTTTGAGTCTGTTTGCACGATCTTTCTGATCTACAATTATTCTTGGGACTCCTCGAGGCTCGTCCAACCAATAGGATACCCCATTAGCCACTCCGTCCAATCGCAGTTGAGTCTTGCATCTCCCTCGATCTGATAAATCTTGTGAGCTAGATCGATCTGTCTGCCGTCCTTCAGTCTCTTCTCGTAATATTGATTGTTTCCGTTGTAACTGTGTTTCTTCAGTCCCGAGTTCGGTGTTGGAAACTTCCACTCTTCCATTCGAGGTGGTCTCAAGGTTACTCCGTTCATCATGGCTTGTGCTTCTGCTTCCGTGAGTTCTCCTTTCTCCACTTTCTTTCGAAAGATCATTGTCTGTCCCTCCGAGGCGTGTCCAAAACCCTTGGTCGTAGGGGTCGGATACATCTCCATTGTCTTGGGATCGACTTGTTCCCTTAAGTTGCTCGGTCTCTTCCGTCCCTTTCGGTGTCCCTCTTGCATCTTCTTGGTCGCCTCTGCACTTCTCGGAGGTAGGGAATCCATAGTTGTCGGGGTCGCCCAAGTTTCTACAGATGATCCAAAGTCTGTCCCTTTTGTGTCTTGCTCCGATTGCACTAGACGGAAGTACAAATGTCCTCGTGTGGTAGTTGATGCTTTCCATTGCAAACAATACCTCGTCAAGTCCCAATGAGAGGTGTCCATAAACATTTTCGAAAACACAATAAGTGGGTCTGATTTGTTCAATAAGTTTATGCAAGTACGGAAAGATGTGGCGAGGGTCTTGCGAACCTCCCCTTTTACCACTTGTCGAGAAGGGTTGACATGGGTAGCCAGAGGTGAGGACATCTGGTCTTTCTGAAATAAATCTTGTTGGGTCATCTGCGATCTCCTTTACATCATCAAAGATTGGAATTCCTGGAAAGTTTTTAGCAAGAACTTTCTGACAAAACTTGTCTGTGTCGCAAAAAGCGATAGGCTCGGATAACTTTGCCATGGAAAAACCCACTGCAAAGCCACCAATACCACTACATAAATCAAGGTGTTTTAGCATCTCTAATCCTCTGCCATTTTATGTTTAATTCTAAATCTTCAAGCATATACCAATAATCCAAAACATCTTCGTAAACCTCTTCGTCTTGGCTACATTCATGCCTTAGATTTATTCTAGCTTGTTTGTTAGATGCTTCTCCGAGAAAAGCATCTAACATTTCATCTGTGATTTCATTTGTTCTTTCGTGCATCATAACTCTGCCTCAAAATCACACTCGCCTTGTTCATCTATGCACTTATAAATTTTTCTTCCAAGATGTAATCTTGCATACCATTCTAAAAGTTCTTTTGCTTTTTCTTCGGTGGTAAGACCTTTTACATTTTTGTTTAAAAACTCAAGAAGCATTTTGTCATTATAGCTATCATGCTCTTCAAAGAATTTATCTAAAGCCACCATGTAACCTTGTAAAACTCTACTACATTCAAGTAGACCCTTGTGAACCTTCTTCTTATCATCTTCACTAAAATAATAATGATAAAATCTAGGCTTTCCTTCTACTCCAAAAAAGTCGGCATCATCACTACTTTGCACACCAAACCAAAACTTTCCTTCAATATCGCCATTGTAATATCTACCCATTTTATTCCTCCAATCCTAATTTCTTCATTGTCTCTTTTACTTCTTTATCTTCGAAATGTTGTTTCAATGTTATTGCTACTTTTTCTTGAAACCAATCACTCTCCGTAATTACATCAAGTTCATTGTAAATAAAATTTTCTAAAGCCTTTGCTAACTCCAAAGAGCTTGGTCTGATATCTTCCATTACAACCACTCCTCTATAATTTCATAATCTACATTATCGTTTTGTACATACTCCAAAGCATCTTCAATAAACTTACTTTTATTAAAATATAATCTTCTATGACCACTCTCGTCATATTGTATATACTGATTAATATCTATGTTGTTCTCCATAAATTTATCAAGACCATCTTTCATTATGTGTACTCCTTAAATAGTTTTAATGCTTGATCGAATGGTAAAAAGTTGAGACACTTGCCAACCATGTGAGGATACTTCCTCTCAAGGTGTCTGACAAATTCATCATCATGTCTTTTTTCTGTGGAAGAATTTTTTTTGAAACCAACTAAAAATTCCTCATCTTTTTCTTTTTCAATACAAAGATATTTCTTTTTTAGTTCCTTCTTTAACAATTTAGCATCAAGCCAATTATATAACTCTTGGTGGCAATAATGCTCTAAGTCTAAGTCTGTATGATAGGTCTTTCCACCATACTCCCAAGTCTCTTGACCAAACTTTTCAACGCACCATTTATCAATGTCTTGAAGTCTAAAACCACTTTCGGGATAGGTGTGTTGTCTATCACTCCCCCCGTGTCCGTCATTAGATACTTCAACTGCTTTCTTGCCATTGACATATACTGTGGCATTATAACAAGGTGTTTCTTCTGAACCTCTTGCATAGTGTGAGATATTTTTTACCTCTAGTTTTGAAATCTGCATATCTTTTCCTTTCGTTTGTTGTTGCAATTTTCAAGATAAGGCACGAGTAATCCATGCCCTACTTTGACAACTGCTAGGCACTACCTTCAGTTCTTAATTTTTCTAAAAGCAATCTAGCTTCTTCAAGATTGTTCTGATAAATATGCCAAGGTGTAAGAGTAAATCCTTGACCATCATTTTCTATAGCAACTTTACCTTGGAAATTAATTTTGCTTTTTAAATCTTCCAATGTGGTTTTGCACTCTATACTTTCGCCCTCTGCATCTGTGCCTAAAACTAAAGCCTTTCCCATAATTGTTTGATTAAATTTTGGGTTATCGGCTCTAATATTAAAAGCGAAGTTACTGTCTTTTAATAATCCCTCTTCGTCTATCCAAAGAGTGTCCCCATTGTCAAACGGATAAACTGCTTCAAAGGTTCTGCAACCTAATATTCTATAGATGCTTTTGTAGTCTCCGTCATAGCTTATAAATCTAATTGTTTCATCTGTTGGATCAATAAATAATGCTTTCATCTTTTCCCTCTTCTTGATTTAAAGTTAGTAGTTGAGAAGAGACAAATTCCTTTGTCTCCTCTATCTCTTCATTTATTTTGTAGATTATTTCTAAACCCCAAAAATCTATTCTTTCCATTATTGGTTCTTTCCTTTTAAAAATATTTTACACAATCTTTTAATTCTTTTGTAAGAAGTTGTTTCTGCTAATCTAATATTATGTTCTTCTTTAAAATACTCGATAAAAGATCTTTTATCATTGCTTAAATATTTATACCAAAGCGACAATATTTTCTGTTGCTCTTCATCATATGCAATCTTATATTTATCCATATCAAGCAACCTTTTCTCTTGTTAGTTTTGTTTCGTCTAAAACTGAATTAGCAAAGTCATTAATATTATATTGTTGTTGTTCTCTATATCTTTTGAATTCACGATTAACAATTTCAAAAGTATTTGGGTCAATCCAATAAACCCCATTGTCTCCGTTGTCTGTGTCCATCTGACAATACACACCAACACCAACAGACAGACCCCCAGAAAAATAATTAGTTATTAACTGAACTAGTCTAGCAATTCCATAATCGCCACCCCTAAAGTCTGCCATTTTATGAGCCTTTAAAAAACCTTCGATACTGTCTCGACCTCCGTTCCAATGTAAATAAATTGAAGGGGAATACTCTTTTGGCACACCTTCACATTTAAAACTTATTACTGCTCTATTTCCCATAATATTTGCCCTTTCGTTTTTTATTATGTTAAAGTTTTAATATCTTAAGATTATCCCATAAAGTCCCACAATAGGCAAGTTAAAAATGACAGAAAAAAACTTTTTTTTAAGTATCAAAAACCAACTCCCAAAAGGTTCATTTATTCAAAAAATAGAAAATAAGTTTAATAGTGGTTTCCCCGATCTAATAATTATTAATGAAAAACTACCTTTATTTATTGAACTAAAAGCACCATCAAAAGGAAACACTTTTAAGGTTGAACCTTCACAAATTTCAACACATTTGAGGATTTCTGCCAATAATTACGTTTCTTTTTTCTTGGTTCAAGCACCCTCTAAGTCGGTTATATATTTGTTTGAGGGTGGAACATTGTGCAAGGCACTTGCTTTGCAAGTGCCTTGCTCCCCCCTTCTGTCCCACGAGACCGAGGGGTTTTTGATTTATGGATCATTGGAGGATTGCCTTGGTTCTGCAAATCGAAAAGTGGCATCTTTTTTGCAGAAGTAACGAAGTGATCGCTTTGCGAACTTCTGCACCTTTGCAACCCCAACTGAGGAAATGTAGACGGAGGCAGAAAACTGCGACTTGAAGAAAAATCGAAATGTCGCAGAGGAAACGAAGTGGTCGCTTTGCGATCCTCTGCGATTTTGATGCCGAAGGTCTGCACACGGAAAAGAAAAAGCCACCCGTTGGGTGGCTTTTTTGGGGATCGGGATTCATTAAACAGAAACCTTTACTTCATCTAAATTGTAAAACCCTATCATCTCCGAAGGTCTGAAATATGGCTTGTACTCGTCTACGAAACTGACCTCTGTTTTTTTCTCTTTCAAAAGTTTAATTAGTTTTGGAAGATCACAATCCTCCTCAAGATAAACACAACAATTATCTGAATTATAAAAACTATAAGGCGAGAAACTATTAAGACCTATTCCAAATCCTTTTAAATCGTAAAGTGAAATCTTGCCATAACCATGACTTGAATTATCTATAAATGGTATTTTAATCTTTAACATTTAAGTTTCCTTCCATTTTCTCTATTGCTTTTTCTAGCTCATTTTCTAATTTAGTTAGTTCAAACATTGCTTTCTTATATCCAAGTAACTCTCCTCTTCGATAAGCTAACTCTAAATGATCTGTTAATTTCTCAAATGGTGAGTTTGGTTCTATTATTTTCTGTCCCATTTTATTTCCTTTCATTAAATGTACCTTTCTATTGTATCCCAGATTTTCCCACATGTCAAATAATACATGACACATGATTGTTTCTTCAACTCGAAAAATGCCATCTAAAACAATTCGCAGAACGCAACAGATCAACAGACAAAAACAGTTTGCGTTCTGCGAATTGTTTTAGGCAACGAACTCCAAACCATGCACCAGGCCTCGTTGATCGGGCAACTGCACCCCAAAAAAAGGGATTTGAAAAAACATCATGCTATGCAATGAAACGAAGTGTTCCCGAAGGGATCATTGCGAAGCATGATGTTTTTGGGGTTACTAGAGCCAAAAGCCACACAACTAGCAAAAGCAAAGAGGGGGGAGGGGGTAAAATGACGGGTACATACACACATACACACATATATATGCAGGGTTGATAAATTCATTCGGATATATTATCGTTTGGGCATGAACCTAGATGCTTTACCCAAAGAGGTGTTACATGAGGTATTTCTGCTTGAGCAACAGAAAAACAAACTAGACACCCGTGATATAGCTCAAAAAAATTTCTTAGCGTATGCCCAACATGTATATGAAAATTTTATCGTTGGACGACATCACAAAATCATTGCAGAAAAATTGGAGCTAATCGCTGAAGGCAAACTAAAAAGACTTATCGTAAACATGCCACCTAGACACTCGAAGTCAGAGATGGCATCTTATCTCATGCCCTCGTGGTTCTTGGGCCGTAACCCAAAGTTAAAGATTATTCAAGCTACGATGAATACAGAACTTGCCGTGAGGTTTGGTCGTAAGGTTAGGGACTTGATTGCCGATCCAATATACACGGAGGTTTTTCCAGAGACTGATCTGAAGCAAGACAGTCAAGCCGCGGGTCGGTGGGAGACAAGCGCTGGTGGTGAATACTTTGCAGCAGGCGTTGGAGCAGCGATGACGGGTCGTGGTGCAGACTTGTTGATTATTGACGATCCACACTCGGAACAAGATGCACTGTCCACGACTGCTTACGATAATACATACGAGTGGTACACATCGGGTCCGAGGCAGAGATTACAGCCTGGGGGAACCATCATCATTGTGCAGACGAGATGGTCAAAGAAGGATTTGACAGGCAGATTATTACAAGCACAGGCAAAGGACAGTATGTCAGATCAATGGGATATCGTGGAGTTTCCAGCGATATTACCGAATGATAAATTGTTGTGGCCCGAGTTCTGGAACAAGGACGAGTTGTTAAAAGTCAAGGCATCATTGTCGCCTATGAAATGGAACGCACAGTGGCAGCAGAATCCTACATCTGAAGAAACTGCGATGATAAAAAGAGAGTGGTGGACTCCGTGGGAAGAACAAGATGTGCCGAAGTTAGATTATATAATTCAAAGTTATGATACGGCATACTCTAAAAAAGAGACAGCAGACTACAGTGCGATTACGACATGGGGTGTTTTTGAGCCAAAGAAGAACGGCATACAACATTTGATAATGTTAGATGCGAAGAAAGGTCGTTGGAGTTTTCCAGAGTTGAAGGACATAGCGATAGAAGAGAATGAATACTGGGAACCCGACATGATGTTGATCGAGGCAAAAGCAAGTGGACAACCCTTGGCAGATGAATTAAGGTTACTTAACCTTCCAGTTTTGACATTTAGTCCTGGCAGACGTAAGGGGGGTAACTTGGATAAAACCACAAGGATGCACATTGTATCCCCTATTTTCGAATCTGGAAAAGTGTGGTATCCTAGTGGAGAGAAGTTTGCAGAGGATGTAATAGAAGAGGTTGCATCTTTTCCAAATGGAGACCATGATGACTATTGTGATAGTATGACGATGGCAATCATGCGATTTAGACAAGGTGGTTTTATATCACTGGATGGAGAGGACGAAGGCGAGGATTGGTATCCAAGAAACAAGAAGGAATACTACTAATGTCAGACGAATCAGATAGAAGAAGAGCTTATGCAGAACTAGCTGGACGAGGACAACCAGTTCCAGGTAAAAACTTTGGTGTGATACCACCTAAAGGCAAAGCTGTACCACCGACCAAGGGTCCTGCTAAGATGAAAGGTCCTTTCAAACCAAAACAATTAGATTTATTTAAGAAAAAGATGGGTGGTTATACAGTAACCAATCGTTTTTCTGATAGAATGTTACCAGAGAAAAAGAGAACAACTAGGATTACATAATGGCAGAAATTTTTCCAGGCAGTGGATTAAAAGGTAAACCACCAAAACCAAAAAGTTTAAGTGAGACCTTTGAGGAATTAAAAGCCATAGGTAAAGGTGTTGGTATTGGTGAGACTTTTGATTTAGTTGGAGCACCAGCAGATATAGCAGACGCTTTTTTTTCTGCACGAAAAGCCTTGTTTCCATATTCTGATTTAGGAGAAGCAAAGGCAGCAGAAGATTTAGCAAAGGGCATTGGTTCGGAAGCCTTGATAAAAAAAGCTGGGGTTGATGTTCCAGAGTTCGGTAATAATTTAGAAAGTTTTGGTCGTACTATTGCGCCTGGGTTACTGATTGGAAAGACAGCAGCGGGTGTAAAGCTATTATCACGGATGTATGAAGGTGGCCCACCACCCACGGCTCTTGCACCAGCAGGTGTAAATGACCCTATATTGATGGATATTCCTAAAACTACTGGTGAAAAACTGGCTATGACTTCTGCTAACAGAGGCATTGGAGACAATAAGCCACCTAAAAAAGGTCCCAAAAATTTTCAAGAAGCTGGTGAAAAGCATGTACAAAAAGAAGAATTACCACCTTTTACGGCTTTTAGAGGTGCAGAGGTAGAAAATAAATCAAAGAATTTTGTGAGAGAAAAAGAAGATGCGTTGCCAGGTTTTGATGCAACACAACAGTTTTTTTCACCGACCTCTTATTTCTTTGAGAACTCTGCTGGATTAATTGGTTTTGGAAGAAAGCCAATGAAGGGTGGAGATATTTTAAACAGACTATTGACGAACAACAACGTACCACGATCCGTGAAACGAGAGTTAAGAAGTTTAGGTTTAGATAATTTTTTATTAAGAAACTCAGAAAAATCTTTTACAAGAGATGAGTTTCTTGGGTTACTGACTTCTGTTAAGCCACAGATTAGAGTTGAGACATTTTCCAGAGCGAATGATTTAGGTAAAGCATTTCCTGATGTTTATTTTAAATATCGCACTACACAAAGAAGTTCTCGTTCATATAACAACGAGCAAGATTATGGTTGGATGGTTTTTTCTGACAAAAACTCTAATGCTTTTGGGACAGCAGATGATACAGAATTGGTAGTAAAAAACGACAAAGCATCAACGGGTGTCTCGGGTCATGATTATGCAGGCAAACAAGATGAGTCTCCAGGTTACTTCGGGCATATAAGATACAGTATTCAAGAGATAGATGGAGAGTTAGCACTTGTTCCAGAGGAGATACAGTCTGATGCGGTAAGAAACTCAGAGACAATAAGCAAAGTTATGACTGGTTCTTTACCAGTGCAGCAAACTCCAGCAAGACAAGTATCTGATGCAGATCGTAAAAACTTAGACAGAGCAAGACCTTATATTGCAGAAGAGTTTAGAAATTTACCTTTTGATGAACAAGATGGTTTTTTAGATAGTATTAAAGATACAGATAGACATGCAACACTAACCAAGTATGGTGGTTCAGAAGAGGCATTAATTATTAAACAAGCACAAGATTTGTTGTCTGATGGAGAAAGAGCAGAGATAAGAAATTTTTCATTAGATAAAAAAGATGCTTTTAAAAACAGACGGGTAACTGGTGAAAAACTACAAAAAGCAGAAGCAGATGTTACTGACCATGAAAACAACAGAGCAGAAATAGGTCTAGCAACAGATTTTTTAGATTCTGTTGAAGATAGTGTAGAGCAACAGAAAAAGTTTATAAATCGTTTAAATGAATACACAGATGAGCTTGGTTTTAATGCTATGGAAAGTGCAATAGCACCTTCTGATGCATTGAAAAAAGGTTTAAATGTTTTTGGTTTGTTAGGAAAAAGTAAAAGACAACTGTTACTTGATAGTACCGAGACACCGTTTGATACTCGTTTATACACTTTTTTAGGTGCGGGTATTCGCTCTAATTTGTCAAAATTTATAAGCGGTCAAGATTTTAAAACATCAAGGCGAATATTGGACATAACACCGAATAACGTAGAGTTAGGTCCTAGTCATCTAAAAGTTTTTGACGCAGGGTATGATAAAACAAGATTAGTAATCGGTAATATATTTGAAGAAACTTTTGGTAAGTTTAATCAACAACCATATTTTACAGAAAATGTTAGATTATTAGATCCAGATTACAAAGCTGGTTTTTATGCTTACGACATACCTCAGTTACAAAAGATTGCTATAGATGTAGATCCAGATACTTATGTTGATAAAATGAAACAGTTTTTAACAAAAGAGCTTACAAACAAAACAGAAGTAGAGCTTACAACTGCCAGATTTTTAAAAAATTTATATCAAGACTCTAAGTTCATGAAGGAGTTTGAGAGATCAAAAGATCGTTTATCTTTTCTAGAAAAAAAAGAAGGAGGTTCTGGAGGAGTTTTATCAACAGAGGACGTATCAGAAATGCAAGACATACTTGATGATATTGTTGAAACATCCTTTACAGACAAAGCATTAAATGATTTAGCTTACAAAATAGTTGATGATTCTTATAATAGAACAGGTTTTTTTCCTAAATATTCTAGATCCTCTGGTACAGCACCTACAGATTTAAATGATATCGCAACAAGGACAGAAGAGCAAAGAGATGTAATGTATGAAGCTCTTACTCCTTTTGTAAAAAGAATATTTGCAAACAATCCTAGTAAGTTAAGTAGTTGGGATAACGCAAAAGGGGGTAAATTTTATTCTCATATATTCGCTGATCGAGGAGATGTCGAAAGACTTTTAGAGCAAGAGTTAAAAAACAACAGAAAACTACAAAGAGATTTGGCTGCACTTGAACTAAAAGATGCTGTTTTGGGTCAAACAAGGACAGGTTTTCAAGCCATATCTGGTCAGTATAGCAGTGGCAGAAACGGATATTACTTAGGTATGAGAGGACAAAATATGAAAAAAGGAGGTCTTCACGCGGCACTTGGTAAGTTTGATTATAGAGATTTTGAAAAAGTTAAAGAATTTTTACAAAAAAATAAAAACAAGGCAGAAGACAAAGCACAAGAAGCTGATAGGGTAATTTCAGAAAAATTTAATGATGCTAAGATAAAAGAATCTTACAAAGTTCTTGTGGATAAAGCAGATGATAAAGAGTTGGTAAAGAAAACATTAGAGAAAATCATAGACTATGATTTAGGAGTTCCTGGTGCAGAGTTGAAAAAACAGCCACCGTTCAAGAGTATGGAAGACTTTTCTAAGTTTGCGATTAGATCTGCTGTAAGAGAAGCACACAAGTTAGGTTTAAAGAAAATTATTGTTCCTACTGCACAGAATTATGTTGGAGAGTCAAAAGTGACTGCTATCGGAACATACAACAAAGCACCAAAAGAAGCGTTACAAGAGTATGTCAAACATGGTGGAAAACTCACTACTAGAAAATTACCAGAAATAGGATATAATGTTGAAGACTCTAACGTATTGGATATAAGTGAAATAGACGATAAGTTTTTTACAGGCACCTCGGCATCTTTATTTAATAAAGGTGGCATAGTTAGAAAGGTAAGTTGATGGCAGAAGATCCAAGAGAAATAGCAGGCATGGTCGAAAAAGCCATGGGAGCAGGTGGTGCACCTACGGCTGAAGGAGAAGAGCTTGATATTGCTTTACCAGATTCTATGGAAGATCAATTACCAGATGGTATTGAGATAGACACTGGTGAACAAATGGAAGTTGTAGCAGAGCCATACAACCATGAAGCTAATCTTGCAGAAGTTTTAGAAGATGGTGTGTTAGCATCTATTGCATCTGATCTACAGTCAAAAGTAAAAGA